CGGGTTTTCGTTAAATATTTCTCCACTAATTTCAGGATAATCAGGGCAATTTATATTTCCACCAATTAATTTTGCAATTTTATTTAAACCATTACAAATTAATATAACTAATGAAATTATTAACTGTACAATTATTATTATAACCGCAAAAACTGGCCATAAAAATGCCAAGACATGCATTATCACAATAATAGGAATTGAGATATACTTTAAGTAATTTAGAAGAAATTGTAAAATTATGAATAAAGCATCTAACCTATAATAAACATCGTTTATCGGAAACTTATTATAGTCTCCGTCACAGGCATCATCTTGTATATTTTTAATCTGAATAGTATTCCTTACAAATCTTCTCGTACCATATCTATCTAATAACTGAGAAACTGTGTATACTTTATTGTATTGTAATTCATAAAAAGAGTCCAAACAATTAATTCCATCGGTAGGGTTAGCGTATTCTTCCCAACTCAAACTAAACGCATATGATGACTCGGCAACATACCTTTGTTTCCAAATTAATATTCTTTCAATGGATGAGTCCAATGTATCATCTTCAGGTGTTATTTGGATATTGATATTATCAGCAGGGTCTAATCGATATAAAGGAATTGTTTTAAAAAATTCAGGTCTCTCTACCTCATTTACAAAAACTTTATATGATGAAACATTTACAGTATCTAAAATTCTATAAACATAATTTGAATTTTGACTGATATTTATAACAAAATTATTAACCGAATTTGTTGTTTCAGTGTCAGGGCTAGTATCATATGAACCACTAGTTAATGGGTCAACATCTACATCATTTTGAGACCACCCATATTCTTTAATGTTTGGAACAATAAAATATCCTCTTCTTGTTTCTTCAGATAGTCGTGATGATTGTCCCCATTTTACTTTAAATCGATACTTACCTTTTGTTGGTACTCCGACAGTTGGGTCATTAGAAATTATTTGGTCACCGTTTTCATTGGTATAAACATAATCCAAATTCATTGGTACTTCAATGACCCAATTTCCATTGTCGTCAATTACTTTTCCATCATTTTCAACCTTATATTGTTCAAGCACGGGTCTTGAATTTTCATCACTATATATTGTTTGTCTTATTGCTTCAATCTGTCCTGACCCAGTTGTTAATTGACAATTAAAACCAACTTTTGATTTTGCTTTGCAATTTTTCTTAATCTTCATCTTGTCAGATGTAGATATCATTGACCCCATAAAAATTGCAGTCGGTTGAAATTTAATGTTCGCCTCAGATGTTAAATCAAAATCACATCTACCAACATTATAATCACAAACTTCTTTTTGACCAAAAAATGGAGATACATTTATAGTTTTGGCTAATGTTATAATTTGAGGTAATTCACTATAATTTTCAGAAAATTTAAATTTGGTTCCGTCAACTTGGTCTTCAGTCGCCAATCCCATTCTTATTAAATCTTGAGGGGTTAGTGAAAATTGACCAATATCAGATAAGTCAACTTGCATAAATACCGTTTGTTGCCCAAGTGGTAATCCAAAAAACATAAAATCACCTGAGTCATTTGTTCTACATGTGAATTTATAATACTTGTCGTAAACTTCAATAATTGATTTATCGGTTAAAGCATCTATTCTATCAGGAAAAGTACCAACAGGTACATGGTTTGAATATGAAGGACTATAAGGTAATAAATTATATTTATACCCATCCTCGTTTGGAGTTTGGATATCTTTATAAGGATACAGTGTTGAAATTATTGGATTATTTTCATCCTCGTCAGTTAGTGGTATGAAAATAGAAACTTTAGCATTTGGTAAACCGAGTCCTTTGTTAGCAAATACTCTACCACAAACAACTCCGTAGTCAGCACAACTTCTTGTATAAACATCGGACTGAAATATTTTAAAAGATAAAATCTCCAAAAAATCATAATCTTGGTTTAATTTTACCTGAATATTTTTACTTACCCCGACTTCAGTTCTTATTCTATACGAATTTGACATACCTTTTTTTGATAAATAGTTTAGGCATTATTTTATAAAAATAAATGCTCCTAAAGTCCGATTTAACTAAAGTTAGTCGTAGTCTGATTAATATACTGAATAGTAATATCTTTATTTGGAAATCTTACTTGATAAACCTGTGTGGTTTCAGCAAATATTGTGTCATTAATTAACTTAATCTTTTTTGTTTCACTATTTTCAAATTGTTGTGATGTTTGAGCCGATGAGTATTGTCCTCCGACTTTATTGAAAAACTCAATGTCAGTTACCGTAACTACCCCATTCTCAACTTGGATGTTACTTCTTAACTCTGATACATTAACATTTTGTCCTAAGTTTCTACTTCTTGGGTCAAAAAACGCCGCAACTTTATTAATGATATTTGAAGCAATCGCTCCTGAGTTTTGGTTTGAGCTTATCACAACTTTTACATTTACAGACAAATCAATAACCGAAGCAGGTGTTACAAAAATGTAATCATTAATCATTCTATAATTTGATAGGTATGTCGCAACATTTGATTTTAAAGTATTAGAAACAACATTAGTTAACTTACCATTACTATCATAAGATAATAAATTAATTTTAATTTTATTATCCTCTTCGGTTACCGCAACTTTAGCCGGTGCACCAAATTGACTTGGCATTTTTTGAATTAATGTTTCATAGTCATTAATTGTTACCGCTCTTTGTTGTGCTGAGAAATTAAAACTAACCAAATTTCTAACCTCTTCCGTTGTTGGGGGGTTCGCTCCTCCTATTGCTGCGGTAACATTATTACAGGATAACGACGCATTTACTTGAATGTTAGTTGATGCGTTTGGCCCGTTCACACTAAAGTTTATGGTTCCTAATTGGTTAATAACCCCAACACCAACATTTGAGGATAACCCCCCACCTATTCTATATTGTATAAAAAGTGTTGAGTTGGATTTAAGTACTGACCCAAGTGAGTAATTATTTTGGTATTTTGCCAAGTCAAGATTAATCCCATTTCTTGCAAAGTCTCTAAGTAATTCATCTGAAGATGTGTTTCCACCTCCAAATGTTATCTTCATAAATCCCTCAGGTGTAAACTCAGTTATAAAACGACTATTTGTTTGGATGTATGTTCCAACTTTAACACCAGAACTATCTGAGGGTTTACTCGGGTCAACTGTGAATATTCTGTCTTGAGCCAACGCATCCACTTCATACCATCTATCACTTGACCCTAAAAAATCAGACGCGGGTGGGACATTACCATAAGATGTTCCATCTTTTGAAAGTACACTAGTTACTCCTAAAACATTTTTTTCAGGCAAGAAAATTTCATAAAATGGACGAGACTCCACATTAGTAATTGTTTTTTTAAAAACTTTGGTTGTGCCGTTAACTACTGTCTCTCTTTTAATAATCGTATAATTAATTAATTGGTCATTGGCATTAAAGTTTGGTATCTTTAACCTATTTGGATATCCATTATTATCAAATGGTGATGAGAAGTCTATATCATAAACAGTTTCAAATATTTGACCAGCTCCAACAACTTGGCTGCCAGTTCTAAGAATTCCACAATATCTCAAATCTTCTTTATCACCATTAGCCGGTACAATTATCGAAAAATCTACCACAGCAACAGATGGTCTATTTCCCGGAACTTTTAATCCATAAGTTCTAGCAATATTATATATTGATGACCTTTTTTGAGCGTATTGTAAAACTGTTTCTTGTAAAGTTCTATCAATATGAAAATGAAGATTGTCAGTGACCGCAGCGTTTAAATCCATCAGAACGCTGAAAACAGAAGCATCATTAAAATTATCAATTAACTCAGGATAATATTGTTTTGTATAGTTAATTAATTCAGTTCTTATTCCCTGAAAATCTCTTGTAGTATATGATATCTGTTTTGCCATTTTATAAATTTATAATCACAAAGTCTTTAGAGTTAAAGACATTATCCGTTATTGTATAGTCAATTCTAACTTTAGCAGTATATTCTAATTCAGAACGACCAGGTAAATTATAGGTGTTAACATTTTCAGTCGCACCTAATTCTTGGGATGCGTCAAAAATTGAAATTGAATTAATTACTAAATTCGGTATAAATTTTTCAACCGAGTCTTTTATTTCCGCTTCAATATCAGTGAAGGTTGGCCCATCAAGAGGTTCAAAAATATATTCATAAAGTCTTGTTCCAAAATCAGGTAAAAAATATCTAGCACCCTTTCTAGTTAATAATAAATGAATTAAGTCAGTTCTTATTTCCTCATCACTATTATCAGATAAATCTAAATACTTACCATTAAATGAATCACGAAAAGGAAAATTTATACCATATGTTTTACCATTTGCCATATGATATAAATATAATGTCGTGTTTTTTTCAGTAAAACAATACTAAAATAAAAAACCCGACCTAAGTCGGGTTAATATTTAAGATGAACATCCAAAACAATCAAATTGACTATTGTCAGGTTTTGGAGGTAAATTCATACTTGAGTAATCTACCTTTGGTGGTTCTGGTGTCGGATTTGGTTTATTGATTTTTGAAACATCAACCGCTAAGTGTTTTGCCCCTGTTGAGATTGCCTTTGTTCTAACATAGTAACAAAGTGTTTTTAATCCTTTTTCCCATCCGTAGAAGTGAGAAGATGTAATCTTTGATAGTGTTGGGTTACCCATATAAATGTTCATTGATTGTGATTGGTCAATGAAAGGGGCTCTGTCGGCGGCCATTTCAATTAATGACTTTTGAGAAATTTCCCAAATTGTTTTATACTTCTGAATCAAATGTTCAGTTCTTTTAACCTTTGAGTTGTATTTTCTATCTTCTTGGTCAAGGTAATTATTGAAATTAATATTCTGAATTGAGCCTTCGTTTATGATAATTTCGTTTTTTAAATCTTCAGACCAAATTCCAATCTTTTCAAAATCGTTAATCAAATACTTGTTAACAATCATAATTTCACCACCGACAACACGACGGTTAAAAATCGCCGAATGAGCGGGTTCTGTCATTTCATATGAACCTGTAATCTTAGCCGAAGACGCTACAGGCATTTGAGCCGTGAATAAAGAGTTACAAACACCATACTTTTCAACATTTTGTTTTAGAATACCCCAAGGCCATCTTCCTGATAACTCATCTTCTTTTAATCCCCACATATCAAATTGGAAATTACCTTGTGACATAGGTGAACCTTCAAAGTGTGAGTAGGGTTTGTATTCACCATCCATACACAATCTATTACTTTCAGTAATTGCTGCGAAATAGATTGTTTCAAAAATTTCTTTATTCAACTTACGAGCTTCATCTGATGTGAAAATATAATCCATCAAATAGAATACATCTGCAAGTCCTTGAGTTCCAATTGCAATTGCTCTTTGGGCAAGTCCTCCAATTCTACCCTTTTCAGTTGAGTAGTTGTTAATATCAATAACCTTATTTAACGCTCTTACCACCTTACGAGTTTCTTCGTATAAAAGTTTGTGGTTAAATTCACCATCTTTAACAAAGTTTTTCAATACCATAGATGACAAAGTGCAAATAGCCGTAGTATCTTCATCGGTATATTGGTAAATCTCATTACAAAGATTTGATTGTTTGATTACCCCAATATTTTGGTGATTTGTTTTCTTGTTAGCATTGTCCTTTGAACATAGGTATGGAACACCAGTCTCAATTTGTGACTCAATAATTTTGTTCCAAATCTCTTGTGCTTTAACTTTTTTACCGATACCCAATTCAACTGCCTTGTTATAGTTTGTTTCATACTCATCACCATAACATTCTTGTAATGGTTTAATGTCGTTCTTAATAATATCATTAGGACAGAACAAATACCAATCGTCGTTGTTCTTAACCGCTCTCATAAAGTTGTCAGGTATCCAAAGAGCCGTAAATAAATCTCTTGCTCTTAGTTCTTCAGCTCCTGTGTTCTTTTTAATCTCCAATAAATCAAAAATATCTTTATGCCAAGGTTCCAAGTAAATTGCCGCAGAACCAGGTCTTCTTCCTTGTTGGTTAAAGAAACGAAGTGACTCGTTTACAATCTTCAAATATTTTAATAACCCGCCAGCGTATCCACCTGAAGAGTTAATACGACTTTCTTTACTACGAATATTTGACATACAAAGTCCAATACCCGCTGCGTCGGATGAATAAGTAGAGATATCTCTCATAGTGTCCAATAGTCCATTACGAGAGTCCGCATCGTTGTATTTCAAAACACAAGACGCGAGTTGTGGTGTTCTTGTTCCAGCATTAATCATAATTGGAGTTGCCGGTGAAATGAGTTGGTTTGATAATGAATTGTAATATTCTACCGCCTCCTCAAATGATTTTGTAACCCACAAAGCAACACGCATATACATGTGTTGTGGTCTTTCAATTACTTTACCAGTTGGTTCTTTTAAGAGATACATCTCTTGTAATGACCTCCAAGCAAAGTAGTCAAAATTATAATCATTATCGTGATTAATGACCGCATCAATATTACTAGGTCCGTAGTCCTCAATAGTTTCCATTAACTTATCATTAATGACACCATCAACATGTAAGGTATGCATTACATTACTAAAACTTTCATCAGTTTCTTTGTGATAAGATGAAATAGCTACTGAAGAAGCCAAACGAGAATAGTCATGATGACTACCTGTAAAAGCCGCAGCGATTTCATAAATCAACTTATCTAAGTCTTTGGTTGTGATAATACCTTCAGTCGGAACTGAGGTTATTACCTTAATGAATATTTCGTCAGAATTAACGGTCAAACCTTTGGCGGCTCGTTTAATTCTGTTGTAGATTTTTTGTGGGTTAAAAGACGCATCTTCACCACTTCTTTTTTTAATTCTAAGTGACATCATAGTTTATAAAGATAGTAAATTAAAAGTCATCAGTAAATGAGAGGGACTCATTTAATTTCGCTTTTTGATATTCAACTGTTCTTGACTCAAAGAAATTACCTTTTGTTTCAACGGCAATTTGCTCCATAAATTTGAATGGTTGTTCTACATTAAATTGTTTCTTACATCCCAATTTAACAAGTAGTCCATCAACCACAAACTCCAAATATTGTTTCATCAAGTTTTGGTTCATACCAATAAGTGAAACAGGTAGTGACTCGGTAATAAATTCTTTTTCAATTTCAAGTGCCGATAATAAAATTTCTTTTATTCTCTTTTCACTTGGTTTATTCTCAACATGGTTATTTAACAAATGGATTGCGAAGTCACAATGTAAGTTTTCATCTTTGAAAATCAAAGAGTTTGCGTTACACAGTCCTTGCATAATTCCACGAGACTTTAACCAAAAGATTGAACAGAATGAACCTGAGAAGAAGATACCTTCAACTGCCGCGAACGCAACTAATCTTTCTTGGAATGATGCGTTCTCAATCCAATCTAAAGCCCACTTGGCTTTCTTTTGGACTGCGGGTAAGTTATCTAATGCGGTAAAACATTTATTCTTTTCTTCCTCATTTGAAATATATGTGTCAATCAATAACGAATACATCAATGAGTGAATGTTTTCCATTGCAAGTTGCATACCATAGAAGAACTTAGCCTCAGGGTATTGAACTTCTCTATAAAAGTTTTCAGCCAAATTCTCGTTAACAATACCATCTGATGCCGCAAAAAATGACAATACATTTTTAACAAAATATTGTTCATTTTCTGAAAGATTTTCCCAATCTCTAATGTCGCCACTTAAATCAACTTCTTCTGCCGTCCAAAATGCGGCTTGGTGCATTTTGTAATATTCCCATATATCATTGTATTGGATGGGGAAAATCACAAATCGGTTTGGGTTCTCTTTTAATATTTTTTCCATAATTTTTTATCTGTTTGTGTTTTAATAATTATACCTGTTGTTGTTTTCTTTTGTCCATAATTTCTTTAATTCTGTTTCTTTTTTGTTCCTCTTTTTGTTCTTCAAGTCCCAAGAATGTAACAGAACTTTCTGTATCAATA